AGTGAACTTTGGACGTAAGACCAAGAACCTTATTGACAGTGACGATTATAAGGAAGTGTTTCCATCTGTTAGTTTGTCTGCGGACAGTAAGGCTTCTGGTCGGTGGGACACGACATCTGGTGGGATGTATTATGCTGTTGGTGTGGGATCGAACTTAGCGGGTCGTGGTGGAGACTTGGTGATTATTGATGATCCTCACTCGGAGCAAACGGCGATGTCGAACACGGGTTTTGATGATGCGTGGGATTGGTACACTGGGGGCCCCCGGCAGAGGCTCCAGCCGGGAGGCTCGATAGTTTTGGTACAGACGCGGTGGTCCGAGAAAGATATGACGGGACAGCTGATGAGGGCGATGGCGAAGGATGAGTTAGCGGATCAGTGGGAAGTTGTGGAGCTCCCTGCGATATTTGATGATGGAAAGCCGTGTTGGCCTGAGTATTGGAACTTGGATGATTTAACGGCGGTAAAGGCGTCGATACCGCCGAGTAAGTGGAACGCGCAGTATCAGCAGAATCCTACTGGTGATGATAACGCGATTATTCCTAGAGAGTGGTGGAAGCGTTGGGAGAAGAAGAGTGTGCCTAATTTGGAGTTTGTTATTCAGAGTTATGATACGGCGTTTACGAAGAGGGAGACATCGGACTTTAGTGCGATAACGACATGGGGTGTATTTTATCCAGAGGAGGCTGGGGGACCCCCGGGGTTGATACTGCTTGATAGTATAAAGGAGCGGTGGGATTTTCCTGAGTTGAAGCAGGTGGCGTTGGAGCAGTATAAGTATTGGGAGCCGGATACGGTGATCATTGAGGCGAAGGCGACCGGGTTGCCCTTGACCCACGAACTACGGAACATGGGTATACCTGTTGTGAACTTTACACCGAGTAAGGGTAATGATAAGGTGACCCGCGTGCACTCTGTATCGGTGCTTTTTGAAGCAGGCATGGTGTACGCACCAGATACTAAGTTTGCTGATGAGATGATAGAAGAGGTTGCAGCTTTTCCAAATGGGGAGTATGATGACCTTGTGGATAGTATGACACAGGCTTTGATGCGGTATAGACAGGGCAACTTTGTGCAGCTACCCTCAGATGACTGGGAGGACGAGGAGAATCATATGAAAGTTAGAGCGTACTACTAATGTCTGATTTGTTTACTCAAAGAGACAAGAGAAGAGCGGGAGCGGTCGTTAAAGGAGCTAATACAGGTATAGCACAGGTGTTGGGCTTTCCTGTGGATGCTGTGACGTATGCGATTAATATGTCTCCTCTTCTTGTAAATCTTTTACCGGGCAAGCAGGGCATGGAACCTTTTTCGATAAAAAACCCTGTTGGCGGGTCCCAGATGTTTAAAGACGCTATGGCAGCGGGTAATATAGGTACATATAAAGATGTTGGGTCGATACGAAAAGATGAGTATTTCCCGGGTATTCTGGGTATGTTATCTACAGAAGCTTTGTTGTCTATGATTCCCGTAAAAAAAGCAGCAGATGCTGTAATGGCGATTAAGAAAGGTAAGAAGGATACTTTACCTGCGCTCACTGAGGGTGGCGTTGATTTATCAAAGAGAGATTTGTTTAAACAAGCAGGTGCGGCAGCGGTGGCAGCCGCAACGGCACCTTCTATTTTAAGAGAAGCGGGTGATATTATTTCTACTCCGGGAGTAGCTAGAGTTGGAAAGACAGCGGTGTCAAGCAGTGCTGTAGTAGCTAGAAGTCGAGCTTTGGCTAGTGAGCTCTCAGATTTTATGATTGAGTCTTTGTTTAAGAAGACAAAAAAAGCGCAAAAACTTAGCACTAAAGAATTAGACGCAAAGACGGCGGAGTATAATAAGACCTTAAGTGATTTATTAAAAGGTAAAGACTATGATGATCTTATTAAATTATCAAAAAATGATTTAGCGGATTTGTATAATCAGAAAAACTTTTCTGCGCATAAGGGGGCAGGAGATCCTTTGCGGTCAAAAGAGTATGGACCTTTACTTGATAGAGTATTTAAGGACAAGGGAATAGGTTTAGATAGCCAAGGCAACTATAAAAAACTACTTAGGAACGAGGGTGATCCGCCGCAACCAAATTTATTAACAGGCGGTGACGACTTAATGACTACTTTTGAGAAAAGAGATAAAAGGGTGTTGCCCTCCGAAAATCTTATTAATTTAGCCCCTACAAAAAAGAATATAATTCCGGAAATGTTCCCCTCTGGTACTACAGCGAAAACGACAAGTCTTTTTCCAAACGAAGCTAAGAAGGGGCGTCAATTATTGATTGTGTCCTGTAGCAATAATAAGTGCCCTGATGTGGGTAATATGAAAGCACTGGATAGATATACAGGGCAGCTGTTTACCAAGATGAAAGCAGAAGGTATACCGCCAAACGTGGACATAGCTATATTGTCCGCGAAACACGGACTTATACGCTCCGACACGCCCATTGAGAAGTACGATCAGTTGATGACGCCAGAGATACGCGATAAGTTTATTAGTGACCCAGAACAAATGAAAACGATTAGAGAGACTATTGCAGGAGACTATGACAAAGTATTTGTGACAGGCGGTAAGAATTATAGGGATGTTATAGAAGCAGCGGCGGGTGATTTAAATTACGAAGTGGTTAAGAAGAAAGCACCGGGATTAACTCAGCAGGCTGTTACTGATAAATTAAAAGAGGCTAAGGGTATAAAAGTAGATAGATCAAAACCTCTTGGGGTACAAAACTTTGTTAAGGACGAGCCTGCGTACCATTTTGCTTTTCCTCAAAAGATTCCCGGTTTTCAAGACAAGTTTGAAAAGTTAGATATTAAAAAATTTGATATGGATGTAATTGAGGCACGGAATAAAGGGTATTCTGTAAAGTATGCTGATACCTTGGGGGTTCATGTTGGTTCCCAGAAAGCGGCACAAGATAGGTTTTTAAGTGTCACTGGAATGTTTGATGAAAAAGAGATTGGAAAAGAGATGGGCTTTGATGTTAAGGGGCAAACGTATCCTCTTAAAATAGATACAAGTAAACCTTTTTTAGATAAGAGCGGTAGATATAGTAAAGACGGGGTATGGACAGAAGACGGCTTAGAAAACTATATACAAGGTAACGTTTTTAATGTGGACGACAAATACAAAAAAATAATGAAAAGTAGCACGGACCCTATTAAAAAATTTGAACAAACGTTTGTTAAAGAAAAAACAGCAAGAGAAAGAGAATTAGTCAAGCAATTTAGGAAGAAGCTTGCTAATGATGGTTTTACCAATGTTCCCTACTTCAATGACCACGAGGGTGGGATTAAAAACGCACAAGGCAAGATGCTTAAAAAAGAGATTAGTCAAATCATGCTTATCGACAGACCTAACGGCGATAAGGTTATTACCTCCAAAGTAACGGGCGAGCCCATGAAAGACGGTGGAGTAGCTGGTTTATCGGACATAGCACGCGATATGTTCAAAGGTCCAAAAGGTATTGGTACTTACGAGTCATTTATGGTAGGTTAAGAAAAAGGAGTCACTATGGCTATAGAAAAAAATATACCGTCGCAGTTAGACCCAGAGGAACTAGCGGCAGAGGTGGAATTGGAGCTTCCGGGCTCTATGGACGAGAATATTGTTCAGTTTGAGGGTGAAGCCGAGAACATGGACATTGAGGTTATCCCTGAAGACGACGGTGGTGTGACGATTGACTTTGAACCTACCGATAATAGGGGTCAAGAGGGTGACTTTTATGCGAATTTAGCGGAAGATATGCCAGAACGTGAGCTTTCTCGCATAGCAGGCGAACTCTTAGGTGAGTTTGACGCGAATAAGTCGGGGAGGCAGGAGTGGGAAGACGCTTATGCCAACGGTTTGGAGCTTTTAGGGTTTACATATGAGGAGAGGTCGCAACCTTTTAGAGGTGCATCGGGCGTGACGCATCCTTTGTTGGCCGAGGCAGCTACCCAATTTCAGGCGCAGGCTTTTAATGAACTTTTACCTGCGTCTGGCCCTGTACGGACCACGGTTCTCGGGTCTGAAACACGCGAGAAGCAGCAACAATCGCAGCGTGTTAAGCATTTTATGAACTATTACATTACAAATGTGATGGAGGAGTACACGCCTGAGCTTGATCAGATGCTCTTCTTTTCCTTTCT